GTCGGTATAGCGAATGCGACGCCCTCGTATAAACTTTCCGTCGGTGGGGCGGTACACATGGATGATGCGAGTTCTAACGTGATCATAGCAAATGGAAGTGCATACATCGAATCCAATTTGGTCGTCGGAAATTCTAATCTCTCTGTAGACACGGTAAACGGTTACGTCGGTATAAACAAAGTTTCACCGGAATATGAATTAGATGTGGTTGGAGACATACAGATCACCGGTACTATTTACCAAAATGGTATCGAATACGGTGGAGGTGGGGGTGGTTCTTCGTATTGGCTCAAGGATCCAGACACGCTGTACTATAACACGTCAAACGTCGGTATAGGTACAACGGATGCATCGAGTGAATTGCACGTGGTTGGGAACGTACAAGCCACATATTTCTCGGGCGACGGCTCCGCGTTAACAAACATCCAATCTTCAAATGTTTCTGATTTCGCGTCCAACGTGTCCAGAATCGATAATCTCACCACGGATTTCGCGTCCAACGTGTCCAGAATCGATAATCTCACCACGGATTTGTCGTCTAATTCGACTAGAATCGATAATGTCATCACGGATTTATCGTCCAATGCGACCAGAATCGATAATCTCATCACGGATTTGTCATCTAATGCGTCCAGAATCGATAATCTCACCACGGATTTGTCCACCCTCACCACGGATTTATCATCCAACGCCACTAGAATCGATAATCTCACCACGAATTTGGATTCTAATGTGACCAAAATCACCAATCTCACCACGAATTTGGATTCTAATGTGACCAAAATCACCAATCTCACCACGGATTTGTCATCTAACGCCACGAGAATCGATAATCTCACCACGGATTTGTCATCTAACGCCACGAGAATCGATAATCTCACCACGGATTTATCATCTAACGCCACTAGAATCGATAATCTCACCACGGATTTATCATCTAACGCCACTAGAATCGATAATCTCACTACGGATTTGTCATCTAACGCCACGAGAATCGATAATCTCACTACGGATTTGTCATCTAACGCCACGAGAATCGATAATCTCACCACGGATTTGTCATCTAACGCCACGAGAATCGATAATCTCACCACGGATTTGTCAGATAACGCTTTGAGAATCACTGCCATCTCGAATGATTTATCATCCAACGCCACGAGAATCGATAATCTTACAACAGATGACGTTTCCGAGGGCAGTACGAACCTTTATTACACGGATTCTCATGTAGATACACATTTGAACACGTCCGGAGCAACCACTAACCAGGTTTTATCTTGGAATGGTTCCGACTATGCATGGGTGGCTCAAAGTAGTGGTGGCATCGCTCTAGCAGATCTGAGCGTTGGAACCGAAGCACCTGCATCTGGGGACGGTGGAATTTCGTACGATAGCAGTTCGGGTGTTTTTACCTACACACCACCTACACTGGTTGGTATTTCGGGAGTTGATAACGTCAGAATAGGAACCTATGCAGGTCAAACTTCACAAAGCAACTACGCCATCGCTATAGGGCAAAATGCGGGTAGGTACAATCAAGATTCCTACAACATCGCCATAGGCGCTTTTTCGGGTTACATCTCTCAAGGCTACACCGCCTGCGCTGTGGGTGTCCAAACGGGTGAGTCCAATCAAGGCACCGCCGCCGTCGCTTTGGGGAACCAGGCGGGTAGGTACAATCAAGGCGACTACGCCATCGCTTTGGGGACCCTGGCGGGTTATACTGGTCAACATGACAACTCCATCGTCCTCAATGCATCGGGGTCTCAACTCAACACCGGACAAGCCTCCTCCTTTTATGTGAAGCCTGTGCGTGGCGGGAACTTTGCAGCGAGTGCTCTCGCGTACACGAGTGCTGGGGAAGTTGTAGAGGAGACGAACATGCACTTCACTACGTCTGGATATGTTGGTATCGGGGTGGTTTCACCAACTTACGAACTTGAAGTTTCAGGTAATATTTATGCTTCACAAAGCATAACAGAATTCTCCGATGCGAGATTCAAAGAAAACGTGGAACCTATTGAAAATGCACTCGAAAAGGTGTGTTCCATCGGTGGATACACGTACAATAAGATAGGAGATTCGCGGAGAAACGCGGGTGTTCTCGCGCAAGAGGTCATGACCGTGCTTCCAGAGGTCGTACACGGATCGGAAGACACGAATTACTCCGTGTCCTATGGGAACATGGTGAGTCTTCTCATAGAAGCCATAAAAGAGCTTAAACTCGAAATGGAAAAAATATCCCAATCTAAAACATAAGAAGTTAGACGATGAGTATTTCTTTAGATTCAATTGGTATAGCAGCCGATGATACGGCTCCATATAGTCTAAGTGAATATTACGGAGTCCAATTCACAGATGGTACGACATCACCAGCTTCGGGGGAAATAAGTTTAAATGACTTCTTAAACAAAACAATAGGTTCTGCATGGAATCAAAGTTACTACCGTTATCTCGGCAGTTATCCACAAACCAATGGTATGTCGTATGATGGCACTAGAATCGCATACCCGGCTTCGAATAATTTGTCAGTTTACGTATACGAAAAATCAAATGGAACGTGGTCTTTAATAGGTACAATTAGTACTCCAGATGGTGTGTTTAGTATAGGTTTATCTGGTGATGGTTCTAGAGTGATGGTAAGTGAACGTACGTATAATAATTATCAGGGTCGCGTGAGAGTTTATCAGTATGCAAGTGGAACAACCTGGAATCAAGTGGGTGGAGACATTACAGGGACTGTATACGTCAGGTACGATGGTCTTGTTACAACAGGGAGTTGGGGTGGCTGGAGTGCAGATATTTCGGGTGACGGAAACTCGGTAGTAATGGGGGAAGCTAACTATGATGACCCAAACATAAATTTTGTTACCACGGTTGGACGGGTAACCGTCTGGCATTACTCCGGTGGTTCGTGGTCACAGAGAGGTACGGGACAAATAGGTACACATTACCACCCAAAAAATCTTTCAGAAAGATACGGTTCTCATGTTTCAATATCACACGATGGTACCGTATACGCCGCGGCTGGTGCTGGATATTACAATAGCTCGGGTGTAAGGTCTGGCAGAGCAAAAGTATTTCAATACACAAATGGATCTTGGAATCAACTTGGTCAGGATTTAATGTTTTCCAATGAAGCGGTAAGACCAAGACTTTCTGGTGACGGTATGAAACTAACATTATGTGATAATGGGTCATATGCATATCAAACGGTAAGTGTACTTGAATATTCTAATAACACATGGAACCAGACGTTTAGTGCATCTAATACCACCCGTGGTTCAATATCAAGAGATGGTTCAACTATAACCATATCGCGTTACACATCGAATGCTACTTCTTCATACACGGATGTTTATGAATGGGATGGGTCTAATTGGGTACAAAAGGGTAGCAGAATTGATGGAATACCTTATATTGGTCTATCCGCGAGATTATCCGAAGATGGTTCGTCTTATATAATAAATGGTCGATATGGTGTATACGTATATGAATTTCTGGGTTAAAAAGTAAAATTGTGAATTAAAGAAGTCGAAATGAACATCATAGATGTGTTTGGGTTTGTGAGTTCGATACTCATAACCATCATGTTTATTCCGGAAGTCACACACGTTTATAAAAATCACGATGCGAAAGCGATAAACTACACTTTTTTACACTTAAATCTTCTCGCGAGTGTGTTTGCACTCGTATATTCTATACATTACGAGGTAGTACCCATGACCATCACGAATGTGGCGGCGGGGTTATTCTCATTAGTGATGTATCATTTTAAATATACAAAAGAGCTTAAAGAAAAAGAGAGTAATAATGATATAGCTCCTATAGTGTAGTGGTCTATCACTTTGGACTTTGAATCCAACAACCCTGGTTCGAGTCCAGGTGGGAGCTTTATCCGGCCTTAGCTCAGATGGAAGAGCAATGGATTGTAGTGGTATGAAATGAATCCTCCATGGGTCACCCGTTCGAATCGGGTAGGCCGGACCATTCCGCCCTAGCTCAATTGGAAGAGCATACGGCTGTTAACCGTAGGGTACTGGGATCGAAACCCAGGGGTGGAGTCCTTTTTTGAATGGATGTTCTTCATTCAAAAAAGCACCAATAGCTCAGGGGTAGAGCGCGCGTTTAGTAAGCGCGAGGCCAGGAGTTCAAATCTCCTTTGGTGCAAACGGGATGACGCAGAGGTTTAGCGTGTCGGGCCCATAAAACACATGTGTTTTATCAGGTCACCCGGAAGTCGAATGTTCGAATCATTCTCCCGTTAATTTTTAGAATCTCTCCAGATTGTAAAAATTATACCTTTCTTTTCAACTGAAACACGTGTTCTACGACGATACTCGCACCCATGAACGTCAAAATCGCGTTATCGTATTGAAATCCGTACGCCACGAGCACGAAACCCCAGATAAACGCCAACAGATCCGTCACGGGTGCCGCCATGTAACTACAGTTCGACTCGGTTGGTAACGATGCCTCCATGATTTGATAGTATGCGTACCCAGCGATGGTAGATAACATCAGAGCAATGGTATGTTTATTCATGTGATAACCCCACATAAAAAAATAACCTCAATATATATAAAATGTCTGGTGGTATTGCCCAACTCGTCGCCGTCGGTGCCCAAGATGCGCATCTCGTCGGTCAACCCGAAGTCAGCTTCTTCCGCTCTAACTATCGTCGTCACACGAACTTCGCCCAAACTGTGGAGCGCCAAGTGCTCCAGGGCACCCCATCTGCGGGTGGTATCTCCACCGTTCGTTTCGAACGCAAAGGTGATCTCCTCGGTTACTGCTACATCACGCGTCGTACCCCAACTGCGTACAGCAAGGCGCAGTGGGCGAGCAGAATCAAGAAGGTTGAACTTTTGATCGGTGGACAAGTGATCGATGAACAAACCGCCGAATTTTCTCAGTACATCACGCCAACCACGATGGCTCAAACGTACTCCAAGTCTCCAGCCGCGAATACAGCGGATTCGTCTTTCTACCCACTCCGATTCTCTTTCTGTGAAAACTGGCAATCCGCGATCCCATTGATCGCACTCCAGTACCACGATGTTGAATTGCGTATCACGTGGAACACCCCATCCGACACGGATTACGAAATCCACGCGCAATACGTGTACTTGGACACCGATGAACGCACCACTTTGGCGTCCATGCCACAAAACATGGTGATCACCCAAACGCAACGTTCCGTCCAATCTGGCGCCGCTATCCAAGAAGTCAACTACAACCACCCAGTGAAATACCTCGCGTCTTACAAGACTGGCGGTCTGGATTTCGCGTCTGGTAAGGTTAAATTGCAAATCAATGGTACTGATGTTACCGATGCCAAGCCAGCGAACCCACACTACATGGCGTGCACCAAGTACTACCACACCACTTCCTCTACCGTGGACGTTTCCGATGAATCGCTCTTCTTGTACCCATTCTGCCTCGAAACCTCCAAGTTGCAACCAACCGGTTCTCTTAACTTCAGCCGATTGGATTCCGCGAGATTCGTGACTGACTCGGGTACGTTCGATGGTGACATGTACGCCGTGAACTACAACATCCTCCGCATTGAAAACGGTATGGGTGGTCTCATGTACTCGAACTAAATTTATTTACACGTTAATAACAAATGCTGTGGAAGTATTTGTTTCTTCTAGGATTTGTATTCGTACTCACGTACGATCCAAAATCCAGGACGCTCGAAAATTTCATCGCACCGAATGCCCCATGTAAAGAGGGACATTATCAGGAGGTGCAATTTGCAGAAAAAGGTTACCCATGCCCACAAAACAAACAAACACATATGGGCGCAATTATATCTACTTAAAAAGATTCAACGTTTCTATTACATAAATATGTTGTCCTTCGACCGAGAGACTCTCACGATCGTGGCCATCGTGGCGTGCATCGCCGCGACTGTGTACATCTATAAGGAATTCTCCAAAGCTAAAGATGATATCGAAGGTATCAAAGGTTTCTGTAATAAACTCGTTCAAGCGCACACCCCACCCCAACCCCGTCCAACGACCTCTAAAACCATTGCCGTAGAGGAAGACGACGAGGATGATGAACCAACTCCCGTGACTGCCGAGTCGGAGGAAAATTAACATCTCCGGAAATTATAACTTGCGACCAGCGCAATGAAAAAATACAAAGCCATCGCGATACCGGTAACATTTACGGGAGATAAACCAAGGTTCCTCACAGTGAGAGATAAGCGCTTCAAAGATTGGATATTTGTCACGGGAGGGTGTAGACGACGAGAGATTTTTAATCCCATTCGTTGTGCTCTCCGTGAACTCGAAGAAGAGACGCGTGGGGTCGTGTCTCTTAAAAGAGGTGAATATACAGAATTTAAATTTACAGTCAAAGAGAGTCCCACAGTGGACCTCGAATATAACGTATTCGTATTCTTTGTGAATTACACTAAACCGGAACAATCCGAGCTCGTTAAGAAGTTTAACGAAGAGAAACAAAAAATGATGATTAAAAAAATACAAAAGCAACCGATCAAGCGCACACACGATGAAAATGATTTCATGGCGTTCGAAACACTCCAGGAGTTTCGATCTAAGAAACAGTGGGACAGGATCACTAAAAACATCCTAGAAAACCCAGAATTCTATGCGTGTGTGACTTCTTTGAATAGAAAATCCTTTGCTATAAAATAATGAAGTCCAAGAGTTACATTCTCATGCAAATAAAGGACTTGCTTTTGAATAAAAAGAATTACACAGAAAGAAAAGCATCTGCATACATCGAAGATGTTCAGGAAAAAACGGTCTACGAACTCTTGACCTTGAAAAAGGAACTCAGTGAATCTGAACACATTTACCCAGACGTGTCACTCATGCGAACCATTAGACACGGTTTGGAAGATGAAGATGAAGATGATTAAAAAAATGAATCAATGTATTGGTAAGTAAGCATGTTCAGAAACTGGTGCAAAAGCAATGGTTTCTGTAAAGCAACCAATCTATCACATGTGCTCATGGACGGTGGCGTCCTATCCGTGCCTTTTGATAGATTGAATGACTTTTATGAAAAGTACGTGGAGTGTATACACTCGGGCGAAAAGCTCTTCGTGGTCGAACAAAAGACCGTGGACGCATACAACTTTTTCGTGGATCTCGACTATAAAGATGACGACGCGATGACCATCGAAGAGGTCGAGCGCGTGTGTCGTGTAATATGTGACAAAGTGTCTAAATACGGTGGAAAAGACGCACTCGTATCCGTCGCGAAACCAAAACCTGTGGGCGACCTCATGAAAACGGGGGTACACATCAATTGGCCGGATTTTCCGGTAAACAGGTCATCCGCGATCGCACTCCGTCAACACATCATCTCGACGTTAACACTCGTGTATGGATCCAAAGACTGGGAAAACATTGTGGATTTATCCGTATACGGAAGCAGTGAGAGAAACACGAAGGGGAGTGGTTTCAGAATGCCTTGGTCCCACAAGAAAGGTAAACATGAGGCGTGTAATGGTACGGGATGTGCCGCATGTGATAAAGGGAAGGAAACACAGGGTGAGTATTTGCCCGTGTTCATCTACAAACACGGACCACTTGCCATGTTTCAAAAGGTTTCCCCGGAACCGAGTGTAAAACTCATGCACATGGCCACGCTCCGAACACAAGATGTGGAACCAAAAATCATCGAAGGAACAAAGAAACTCGAGGGTACGTTCACAGCCGCACAGACCAAGAATGAATTCACGGATCCCGAAACGATGGCGCTTCTCGAAACATTCATACGCCGAAACATGGACGGTCAAGCGAATGCGAGGGTCACAAAGATTTACAAGGAAAAGAATAGTTATCTCGTGGCCACCACGTCCAGGTACTGTGAAAACACAAAGAGACAACACGGCTCAAATCACGTGTGGTTTCACATTTTAGGGGACACAGTGTGCCAAAAGTGTTTCTGTAGGTGCGAAACCATCCGCGGGCGTCACTATGGATTCTGTAAAGACTTTTCAGGCAGAAGACACCAACTCCCAGAAAACATCGTGGAAAAGCTCGATGTCACGAAATATAAACCCATTCCAAAAAAGAAGGTGGAACCGAAACCTGACAACGACGTAAAAGGTGATCTCAAAGGGTACATCCAGAGACACATACTCAAGGATACAGAATTTGACATCACGGATATCAAGAAACAGAAAGGGATCAAGAAAAGAACGATCGAAACGAATCACACGTGTACCGCGTGCTCCAAAAAGGTGTCTTTCAATACAGACAAGGCAACCATTAAACAGGTGTGTGCGTGTACCACCCGCGCACACTTACTTATAGATAAAATAGCAAGTAAGTTATAGATGCTAGCAGTTGTATTCCTCATCGCAGTCATTTACATGTCTTCCAAGCTCATTACGAAGGGTGTGGAGCTAGACACGCTCGATACTCTCATACGCGAAACGCATAAGTATTCAGGACTCAATGAAGTGCTTTACCGTGAATTCCTCGCAAACATAAACATGGCGAGAGAGTACAAGGGACATGATGATATCTCCAGAAAACTCCTCGAACGTGCCATCAAAAACATGGAAGAACTCGCACTTTACGGCCCTTCTTCCGATTCTACACTCATAGAAGAGATTGATGACATTCTCGCACGCATAACGCTCGAATTTGAGCTTTTATACAGAAGAACTTAAAGATTACACACATTTTAAACATAAATGGCTACCAGAACACGCTCAGGGCGAGTTTCTAAACCACCGGAACGTCTCGAACTCTTCGAAGACGTCGAGGATGATTACACCGATGACGACGAAGACTACGAGGATGATGAATCTGATTTCTATTCCGAATCAGACGACGAATCCGAAGACGAGGACGACGATGAAGACGCCGATGAAAACGGCAATCTACGTGGGTTTGTCGTAGACGATGACGACGACGAGGATGAAGATGAGGAATAATCTACTTAAAAAAATAGTCCGCCATTTTATAAAATGGAGAGCGATATAGGTAATCCAATTGAATACAGTCCAGATCTCATGGATAAAGAAGGCTCTTCGTCTATTAGAGACGCACTAGAAGAACCTGAACAGGAACAGCCCGTGTACTATTACGCGCCTCCACCTCCTCCACCTCCTTCACCTTACCCGATGCAATCTGAAAAGATAGATCTATTCAGTAACCTCGACAAGACTGCCTACATCGTCATCTTCGTCGCCTTCATTCTGGGATTCTTCATGGGGAAAACCATGCAACCAGTCATCCTTCGTCCAGGTTGAGAATCCCTTGAAATCAGTCGTGGGTTCTTCTTTTGATTCCAAAAAATACGCTCTGCTCACTACGAGTGGATCTTTAGAAATAGCGTCTCCGACCTCAGTCGCAGATACGTGACTCGGTTCCTCTTCCATCTTCCGTTTAAGTTCTCTGACATCTCTGTCTTTCAGAATTAAACCGAATATGTACAACACGATAAGAATGGTCACCACGTTGAGTGCGATGGTCAACATACTTATTATATGTGTGATTTTAATTTTTCAATTTAGTTCGAGGTCGCTTCTTCGCCTTCTTCCACTTTACCTTCATTGATTTGCGCTTCCGTAGACTCCGTTTTCGCTTCCGCTTCACGCTTCTTCTTACGTTCCTCGATTTCCTTCGCCACGATCTCGTCGGCTTCCTTCACGAGTTCTTCCATAGGAGCATCTGGCTTCTCCTTCTTGAGGCGCTCGATGACTTCGGCCGGGTGAGAAATTGGGGCTTCATCTGGCTTCGTGTAGTACTTGGAGTTCTCGTCACCAGGCTTGATGAATGTGTTCGTACCACTCTCCATCATGTCTCGCTTACGTTCTTCGAACATCTTCGCCGCCATTTGTTGGTTCTCTTTGTATCCACTCATGAGCTCTTCGAGCTTTTCGTTGGTATAGTGGACGTCATCGATGGCCGAAGGATCCGGTGGAATCAAGAGCCATTTGTACATGTCCACGACGTAGATATCGAAAGTGGCATCTTCCTTTTGGAGACGCTTGGCGTGAGACGCAGCTTCTTCACGCGAGTTGAAAGCACCTCGAATCTTGATGCCAAACTTGTCATTCTTTTGTGGACACTCTGGACCCACCACGGAGAGGCAGGCATAGAGTTGACCGGGAACGGTGGTATAATCTTGCTCGAGAGACATTTTTCTGTGTTATACGCGTGTCAAAACTTTAAGCCAACTTAAAACTAAGGTGCGCGTATACACAAATGCACAAGTTTTGGAACACACAACCCGTGCCAGATGATCACAGTGAATACACGGGGGAAGTAGACACGTCGAGAGACTATGACCCAAACCCGGTGCCTTTACCTGAACAGTTTGAATGGTCCGAGTGTACCGTAAAGGAAGCTGCGGATCTACTGAGTTCACACTACATTCGTGATGAACACTTTGCCCTCGAGTACGGTGAAAAGTTTGTCGAGTGGGCGACGACACCCGAGTGGAATCTCGGGCTTCGAACCAAATCGGGTGGTAAGCTCGTCGGGTTCATCTCGGGTATGCCGTGTAAATACAGGGTCAAGAAGGACGTCTTCGACGCACTCCAGATCAACTTTTTGTGTGTCCACGATACGTTACGGAATCAACGACTCGCACCCTTGCTCATATCCGAAATCCGGAGACGCGCCAACGCTCGGGGCATTTGGCAAGCCGTGTACACGGCCGTCGCCGAACTTCCCGGGGCGGTGGCTAAGACCGGGTATTGGCACAGACTTTTAAACGTACCCAAACTGAACAAGGCGAAATTTTCCAACGAGCGGGAGAGACCACACATGGTACACGGAACATCGGAATACACGGTCATGAAAAGTTCAGACATACCTAGGGTCACCAAAATGTTACGTAAACACATGGAGTCCTACGACGTGGCACCGGTCATCGACGAATCGTGGGTTCGGCGATGGCTCATGCCAAAGGAAAACATCATTTATTCGTACGTGGGTCAAAATAGTTTCACATCCTACTACGAAGTTCCGTATACCTCCGTGAAAACAGGAGTACACATACGACAAGCGTACATGTTTTTCAATACATCCGTTGATTTCAAGGACGCATCGATCCTGGCGCGGAACGCTGGGTTCGATGTGTATAACACGATGGATGTAGGATTGAAACACGAAACGTTAGAGTCCAATAAATTCATGCAGGGTAACGGACATAATCACTGTTACGTTTACAATTGGTCTTGTGGTAGCTCGTCATTTTCTGATATTTATATGCGGTTTTTTTAATCTTAAGTATAGGTGAAATTTAAAAATTTTATAAACTTTTTGTCTCTAGAAATTTTTAGAAAAAAAAATATTTTTTACATTTCTTTTTTCTAAAAAAAGTTTCAAAAAAAATATTTTTTTTATTTTGTTTTTAAAATTCTAAAAAAGTATGGTGTTACTTTAAATTCATATCCACAAACCATGTCTAAATCAAACTTAGTACCTAAGTATACACAAACCATGTCTAAAACACCCATAAAGACGAAGTGAGTGTGATAAGTAACGATGATCGAAGGTGGTAAAGGTGGCGCTAATACGAATGCAAACGGTCTTCCGTTTGAAAAGTGTGTCCTTCGTGGACACGTACCGGGCAAGTCCTACTTGATCGGTGACAAGAAATTCGTATACCTAAAACAAGGACAGTTTACGAAACACA